TTCTCTGTACCATCTGCAACTGCATCTGGATTAACAAAACCTGCAATACGGATACCTTTGAATTGTTTATCAATTTCAATAATCTCTGTATCTTGTGTTTCTGAATTACCAAAAAACTGCAAAAACATTCTTGGTTTTGGTGCTGTTTTTACAAAAGACTGCCCCATACGTCTTGTTAAATCTAAAAATTCGATACCCATTATAATCTCCAATCATTTAAAATAATGTTCTTAGCTTGTAGCGTACCTGCTACATCTGCAACAACTTGTGTTGAACCAAAAGTTACTTTATTCGCGTTAAAAGTACCTGTATAGCCAACGCCCTCTGCATCACCACCTGTTGCATCTACATCTGCTGCAAGAATATAAACTTTTTGCTCACTATATGGTAATTCTGTACCTGCTGGTGTATCTTCTGGATTAAGAATAATCTCATTTTCATACTTTCCTGTATCTTGAAGCACTACAACCATACCTTGCGTATATGCTGTACCTGTTAAAAGTGTGATACCTTCTGTTTCGCCAATTTCTTGTACTAGATCATCTGGACTTATTGTTATTTTTCCCATGACTATTTACCTCCATTAAAGTGTTCATCTAAAGCTTCATCAGCTTTTTTTGTAAGTTTTTGTTCTTCTGATAATGTTTCATCAGTTTTGTTAGCTTCGTCACCACTTGCAGCTTCTTCACTAGCTTTTTCAAAGTCTGTTTTCTTTTTTTCAAGATCAGCACCTTTTTCTTTAAGTAGTGCAATTGCTGCATCTCCAACCGTTGAATTTTCATCAATAGCTTTCTTTGTAAACTCTGCGTTACCACCTAATGCAATGATTCCACTACATCTATCTTTTTCAAGTTTTGTAGATTCTGCACTTGCATCACTTATACCCTTTTTTAAAGCTTCGGCATTTTCTGCTTTTAAAGCTTCAAACTTTTCCTTAGTAAATTCCATACTAATTCCTTCTTTTGAATTTTGATTTTTCGCCAAAGCTTGGTTTCGGTTTACTCCGTTGTTTTCTTCATCTTCTTTTTCTAATCCTACTTTTGCTGTTGGGATTGCAGGGATACCAACAACACTTGCTTCATCAATTCCCCATTTAGTGACATCATAGTATTTAACACCATCATCTTCCTTAACAAGCTCTTTTGTGATTACACTTATACCTACACTAAATGACTGAAGAAAACCTTTTGAAAGTTTCTTAAATATCTTCATAGACATATCATCATCTTCATCAAAAACTGCCCATGCTTTGAGCTTATTATCTTCAATTCTTACATCTTCAAATTTACCTATTGGTAATTCATAAGTGTTATGATTTACGAATAGAGATAAAATATCTTTACGAGATAAATCAACATTATCTTCTCCATGTTTTAGAGTTAGAAAATATTTCCCATCACTCCAACTATATCTAACTACTTCACTTTCATCTGACAAAATAACAGGAATTCTAAAATTCTCTAAATCTGCTCCATCTACTGCAAACCTCATATTGCCAATCATATCACTAGCTTTAAACTTATCCATTTGTTCCGATCTCCTCTTCTGGTTTTAATATTAAGCCTTTTTCTAATAGAAGCTCATTTTCTTTTTCTAATATATCAACATTAGTTGTAAAATCTCCATGACCTAAATCACTTGTTGATTTTTCTCTAGTTCCAAGTTTATTATCAATTGCTAGAACGTGAGCTTTAACATCTTTAACAGGATCAACAGAACCCATTGGATCGCCAATCCATATTGCTTTTAAATATGCTGTTCTATAATCAAAGAAATCTGGAATGTTTAAATCTCCCTGCAACACTCCCCATGTTATGACTTGTTCTCTTGTGGGTTTAGTAAATGAATTTATAAAGTTCATTCTCTCTGGATCAACAAACTTCTGCATAAGTAGCATTGATGCTCTTGATGCACTATATGAACTTGTAAAAATTGCCATGATTACTTCAATAGGTATTCTTGTGCAAGTTGATGTTTTTTGTAGATTTGTTTTTATGTATTTTTCAAAGTTTGGATTATCTCGACCTTGATTATGGATGTTTAATTTGTCACCCATTGCAAGTTGAGTAATTGAATTTTCTTTAACAGTATTTTTAATTCTTCGCTTCCACCAAACACATTGTCTTTTGCTTCCGTTTCAATTGAACCAAAAAAGATTGCTGCTAATTTTGCTGCTGTCATTTCATATTTCATATATTGATCTATTGCATCAATATCTCTCATAACAGGAGTTAAAAATGGAACACCTCTAACTTGCTTTGCACGTTCTCTTTCAAAAACATGGAGCATATTTCTTTTGCCTTTAGAAAATGCACTTACTATCTTAAAAGAACCATCACTTTGTTCTATTGAATATTGAAGTGGGAGTTTATCTGCACTTACTTTAATACCCTCAATAAACTCTATCTTATTAGATGCTATATTTTCAGCACCTACTAGATTTATTTGAATAACTTTCCCATCTGCAATTTTTGTTAATGGTAAAGTTGCAAAACTATCTCCATCTTTTTTATATACTTTATATGCTAATCTCTGAATACCTTGAAAGTTATCTTTTCCTGTTTTATCACAAATTGTTGAATTAGCCCATGAATTAAAATATGTGTCTATCTCTGATTCTATTTCTTTGGCTCTTTCTTCTGATAAATTTGGAATTAATTTTCTTTGAATTGTGCTTTTTGCTCTAAGTCCACTACCGATTACATGATCTGTTGCACATTGAATAATACCTTTGTAAAATCCATTATTTTTATATTTGTTTCTTGAAGTTGCTCTTAAAGTTTCTAAATCTTCAATATCTTCATCTTCTGTTGTATCAAATACTTCAATCTGGTAATGTGGAGATTGTATTGCACCATCATAAAGACCGCCACCATATAAAGAAGCTGCACTTCTAAATTTTGCAATCTCAAATGCTGCTTGTGGACTTACATAACTTTTGAATTTATCTAATAGATTTAATGTCATTGTGGATAACCAACTGTATATATAGTGTTTATTTTAGGAGCGTTTATTGATTCGCCTTGAAGTCTAGCAACTTCATTTTCCCAATAATTAAGCATATCTTTAACTTCATCGGCATCGGCTCTTGTTAATTTTCTTTTTGAATTTTGTCCGTTTGATATTTCATATTCTTTATTTTGTGCAAGTGCTAAATTTGCATTATACCAAGCTTGATATTGGTCTAGTGCTAATTCTAAAGAAGTAGATGTGCCACCTATTCTTTCTGCTAAGAGTTCTAATGCGGTTTTTTGTGCCATATAGGTAATTCCGTCCTAGATTTTATCTATGGGTTGAGTTTTTAAATCCTCTTTGGGCTATTATAACTAAGTTTTATAAAAAAAGCAAATTTGTTCTAAACTCTTTGTGAGTTTTAAATCCTCTTTGGGCTATTATAACTAAGTTTTATAAAAAAAGCAAATTTGTTCTAAACTCTTTGTGAGATAGTCATTGACCTGCATCTTCGCTAAGTTATGTGAGAACTATCCCATAAAAAGTTTATTTCTTAATTAATCTTCTTCGTCTGTTCCATCATAGCATGGTCTTTTAATGTCTAATGGCATCATTATATTTCCTTTATTACAGATATTTCCAAAATTTCATGGAACACCTCCAATGGTTTCAAATAGTATATCATAAAATTATTTATTTGCGAATAAATCAAAACCTTTTATTTGCTGTTGCCATTAATCTAACTGCTGCAAGTTGATAAACCTCTAAATCTAGTGCTTCATTTCTATCTCTTGTTTTCACATAAGTTTGTTCAATAAATCCTCTTTTGTTTTTCTTGAATATTTTTTTCTCACCTGTTAATTGTTCAAACCATTCAGATTCAAAAGTTTTATTGTGGTGAATAAATCCATTATCATATTGTGTTAATGCTAATCTTTCAAAAATAATATCTTTTGCTTTTGTTGTAGAAACCCACATAATAACAGAACTATCAACACTTGATTTTTTTAATAAAGATATAGGTCTTGCATCATTTTCTTTCTGTTCTTTGGAATCACCTTTTAACATGTGAAAACCTTGTGCTTTCATTGATGAATATTTTTTAACAAACTTTTTAACCTCATCTGTTCTTTGTCCACCCATATCAATAAAAGTCCAAAATATAACAACATCACTTCCATTTTCTTTTTGCAATTTAGTTCTTGATATTTTGAATAGCTCATCCCAAACATGATTGTTTATTGGATCGCCCATTATTTTCCCTGCTTTTATATTGTGGCTTGTTTCATTATCACTCCATGCTTTAATTAAATATTCCAATCTATCATTTTGAGTATCAACAGTCATTAAAACAATTTTTGCATCATTTGGAACATAATCATATTCTTCAATTTTTCCAAGTAAA